CGTTGGAATATTGGAGAATGTTCCGGCGGGGCAGCTTTTTTAAATGATTGCAGCGTGGGTGGTGTAATGGTCGGGGAGGCATAGGGGGGGGCATAAAAAAAAAAAGAAAGACAAAGCGAAAGATAAGAAAACTATGATTGAATCGTATAAATCGATTATTAAAACAATCTACTTCCCGGAATCCGATGATTCATTTTCTGCATTAATCGCTAACATGTCTGATTATGATGGTATTAACAGCTTTGAAGGCATGTATGTATTATCTTGCGTGTGCGCTCGTGCAAAATCTTCAAAAGTGATATAATTACGAATAATAATTATCTATTTTTATTTGGACTAAATAGAAATTATTTCTATATTTGCGGTGAGGATAACAATCCCTTCGTGTGAAGATGCACGGAACCTATAATTTTTATACTATCGGATTTTTCGTTAGTATTTTTGTCCGTAAAGACCTCTTCATTTCGTAGGGAATGGTTATCTCAAATCAGATAATCATTCTTTTTATGTCTAAATTAGGAAATTGGTTTCAAAAAAAAATTAATATATCTGTTCCCTCAATGAGAGAGACAGTAAAAGCTATTGAAAAGGATTCTAATGGGAATTTCTTGTATCTTACCAATTTCTTCTCGCCATCTGGTCACATCAAAAATGATTATAATCTAACCTTGGATAAGGATAAAGCAGATTCTCTTCTTGTATGCACCCCATTCTCTACTGTTATAAATAAAATAGGTTCTCTTTTTGCGAATGGGAGAATATATGTCACAGACAAGGATGGGAATGAGAAAGAGGAATATAATGATATTAGAAAATTACTATCGCGTCCTAACCCACTTCAAACAAGAGCTGGATTCTTTAAAGAGATTGAGATGTCTCTTAAGCTTTTCGGATATTGTCCCATTTTCACTGTAAGAGCAGCAAAAAACTCATCTCCACTCGCAATGTATGTCATACCTGCACAGATATTTCACATGGTTTCTTCCGGGAAACTATTTCGCCAGTATGATATAGAAGATATTGTTTCTAGAGTTTATCTTGAATGGAATGGTTTGCAAGAAGAATTATCCGACGAAGATTATTTTGTAATTTATGATAGTTCTGCAAAAGTTAATGGCTCTAATCAGGATATAGAATTCTCTTCGGTTACAGACTCCCTTTCTATGCCAATTAATAACTGGATTGCAGCAATGGCAGCCAGTTATCAGTTAATTGTAAATGGTGGTCCCAAAGGTATTATTTATTCTGATTATACCGATAAGATGGGTAATCAGGCTATGACACCAGAGGAAAAAGAAATATTGGAATCTAAACTAAAAGAAAAATATGGTATTCTCAATAAATTTCCTATCCTGACGTCAAAGATAAAACTTGGATGGATTCCCTTAAATTATGATGCGTCCCAGCTTAAACTTCACGAAGAGGATAAGCGGTGTAGCAGAAAGATATGCAATGCGATAGGTATTGATTATAGTTTATTTGATGAATCTAAATATGACAACAAAAGCATAGCGGAAAAGTCCGCTTACCAAGGTCTTATTATTCCTGATTCAGAAAAAGTGTCAGAGGCTTTGACAGACGCAATTTGTCCCAAAGGTGTTTTTATAAAGTTGGATTATACTCATATTGATTGCCTTCAGAAAGACAAGTCCGCATCTTCTTCCGCTTTTCAGAAAATGGCTTCTTCTTTAATTCAATTAGTTGAAAAAGGTCAGATAACTCTTGATGAATCCAGGAATGAGCTGGCAAAGTTTATAGATATCGATCCTGATAATCCAAAAGGTGAATTAAAAACTAATAACTCTATTGAAAATGGACAAAACTAATAAATATAGCGGAAGAATGGGGATGCAGTATAAGACATTCTCTATTTATGCAAAAGAAGTAAACTACGACAATGAAAGCCGTACCATTAGCGGATATGCCGCCATTTTTGGGAACAAGGACAAAGCGGGTGATATTCTGATAAAAGGATGTTTTTCCAAGAGCATCCAGGACAGAGGGCCGGAAAGCCCGGCTAACGATAAGATAATTATGCTTTGGATGCATAATATGAATGAGCCTATAGGCCGGATTGCAGTATTAAATGAAGATGAAAAAGGACTTTATTTCGAAGCAAAAATAGATGAAGTCCCGAGGGGAGAACAGGCAATAAAACAGCTCGAATCCGGAACTTTAAACCAATTCTCAATCGGATATCAGTATGTGTGGGAGAATTGCGAATACGATGCGGAAAAAGACGCTTTCATAGTGAAAGAGGTAAAGCTTTATGAAATATCGGTAGTCTCTATCGGTTGCAATGGGGAAACAGAATATTTGGGGCTAAAATCCATAGAGGATGTCGAAAAAGCTTATGAAGAACTAAATACCGAAATATCAGAAGTGTGTTCAGGAATGCCTGCATCCAAACAGCAAAAGATACAAAGAATTATATCAAAAGCAATGTCACTTGCGTCATTCAGGCCGGAGATTCGGAAAGAGCCTACACCTGAAGGAGAGGAAGCCGACATGCACGGCAATAAGGTAAAATCAATGTTTGAAAATTTAAAATTAAAGTAAGTATGGGAAAAGAAGTGAAAAAGGTTGAGTTTAAGGATTTCCTTGATACTAAAGGATTGTCCGAAGACGAATCTAAGGTTTTTGAAGTGTTTTCCAAGGGGTTGGATGACTACATGGAGGCTCTTTTCGACCAGTTTGTTAAAGACGAGATTGATTCTAAGTCTATGAAAGAGTCAATTGAAAATGCAACTAAGGCTATCGATGAACTGAAAAACGAGGTGAAAGGATTTGCTGACAGCAAATCTATCAACGAACGCTTGAAATCATTTGAAGAAACAATCGTCCGGATCAAAGCTGCGACCGAAAAAACAAAGGGAGGCGATATTAGATTTAAGTCTCTTGGAGAACAAATTGCTGATGCCTGCAAAGGTTTTGTAACCGAGATTAACGGAGTCAAAACGATTGATGTTGAAGCTCTAAAGAAAAAGGGCGGAGTTAAATTTGATGTCGTAGTGAAATCATCTGCTCCTGTAATGACTACAGGAGGAAGTCCTGTTGCCGGTGGAATTACAATTGACGATCAAATCAGTGTAGCCCCTCGTAAACGTGCTTCTATCCGTGACGTGGCTAATGTAGCAAGTATTTCTACTCCGTCTGTAGTATATGCTGAATTGAAAGATGTTACCGGTGATGCCGCATGGGTTCCCGAAGGAGGTTTAAAACCTTCAATGACAGCATCTGTGGAGACTGTTACCGTTTCTGCCGGAAAGGTAGCTTTGACAGCCAAGGTTACAACCGAAGTCTTACAAGATATTCCGCAATTGGAAAGAGAAATTGAAGCCGAGATTATCAATAAGATTGGCTTGAAAGAAGAAGATGGAATATTCAATGGAACAGGTTCCGGTGGCCAGATAAAAGGAGTTGGTGATTCAATTCCGGCATTCTCTCTAACGGGAATCGAAGTGTCCAAGTCCCCTAATATGTATGATGCGATTGTGGCCGCTTATACTCAAATTGTAAGTGTAAGCAATATGGCTTATTCTCCGAATGCCATTCGTATGAATCCGGTGGATTATGCTAATATGCAGCTCACAAAGAACGACAATGGTGATTATATCCGCCCATTTAAAATTGGGGATGAATTGATTACGGGACTTCGGGTTATCCAAGATCCGAACGAAAAGCTAGGATCTTTCCAGATGGGAGACTTTCGTTATCTATTTATCCGTGATTATGTTGTCCTTTCCATGAGCATTGGTTGGGAGAATGATGATTTCACCAAAAACTTGGTGACTATCTTGGGTGAAAAGAGAATGCTTGCTTATATCAAGTCTCAATATAAGACAGCATTCGTGTCTGACACATTTAAAAATGTGATTACTGCGATAACCAAAAGTGCTTAACGTGTTAAAATGTAAAATATGAAAAGAAGCAGTATTAATAAAGCAAAAAGCGACAACTCTTATAATATGGACTTGTCGGAAGTGTACAAAGTTACATTCCAAAAGGATTTCGGTGCATTTAAGTCGGGGGATGAAACCCACGTCTCTCTTCCGATTGCGATGAAATGGGTAAAGATGGGTGTAGTTTCAGAAACTTCTGAAATAACTTCTGCGGCCGATAAGGCTGGATGCTCTGACCTTTTGAAAAAAGATAAGAAGAAAGGAGAATAAACAATGATTATTGACGGCTCATATTTTACAGGATTGCTAAGTCTCGGTATAATCTGGGATATAGACGATGATTCAATCACAAGAAAAGCAGAACGGGATAATCTCCAATCGTATATCGATTTATACGAGCGAAAGTTCCTCCGAATGGTCTTGGGGAAAAGTATGAGCCGTGAATTCATTGAATATCTTCTATCAGGCAAAAATGATGTCGATAAATGGGAAAAGTTGAAAGAAAAGCTTTCTCGTAAAGGATATAGCCCAATTGCTAATTATGTGTATTTTCACTATGTTAGGCGGTGTGGGGTAGTACAAACTCCGGTAGGGACTGTATATGCCTCTGATGACAAAAAGGCGGATCCAAATCCTCTTTTGATTTCTGCTTGGAATAATATGGTGCAGATGAATGAAGATTTGTATGATTTCCTGGAATCAGATAAGGAATATGACGGCTTTGTTTTTAACACAACTATGCTTGAACTCATAAATGGACTAGGAATATGAAATCAATAAACGACATATTCAGAGATATTGTAGATAATACTGCGAAAATATATGGTAGTAATGTTTCCTATATGTTTGGAGATTGGGAATATATTGCCGGGCAGTTAACAGAATGGAGTCAGTCGCATGAGACGAGTAAACTAAAGTTTCCTATTATATGCCTGTATTCTCCGTATATCGAGGATCGTACATCTAAGATCCCAAACGCCAGTCTTGAATTTATTATCATGGTAGATACTCGGAAGGAGTATCTTAATGAAGAAAGGGAAAGGGTGTCGTTCATCAATGTTCTACGACCTGTTTATGATGCTTTCATAAAAAGCATACTTTCATCTCCGGACATTGTTAATGAATATAACGGTGTAATTCCTCATTTATATACAGAAAACTACCGATATGGAAGAAAGGGAGTGGAAGCTGACGGTAAACCATTTAGAGATTTCATCGATGCTATCGAGATAAAGAATTTGAATATTAAAATTAAAAATATTAAGTGCTATGGCAACAGAATTTAGAGAATGTGCCGGTATGGCTCAATTTAATACCGGTACTTCAAAATGTTTGCTTGATCCGGGAAAAGTAAAGGCTATTATTCTTACGATGCATGGTTATAAGCTTCCCGCAAATGCTACGGCGGAATTGCTTGAGGCGGCTTGTCATGATGACCGTCCGAATCGTATCTTCCCGATCAAGACAATTATTGAATATGCACCTTCCGGTGGGGAAGCCAACAAAGCGGCAGTCGGATATGGTCCTAACAAGATTACATCGTATTCCGCAAAGGATGATGTTTGGACAGTGGATGAATATGATGCCAGTCTGAAAGCGAATATCATGGCAGCCAAAGGTGTTGCTTTTGATGCGTACTTCGTAGATGAAAACAATGTAGTGTACGGAATGAATGACGGCACCGATATTCTTGCTGGTATTCCTCTTTCCGGTGTTTATCCGGGCGGACAAGACTGGGATTCATCCGGTACGGAGGCTAACCTTACTATTGGGACGATGTTCAAGGATTACGAAAAATACGTGAAGCACGCAGATTATCGTGTATACAAGTTCGATGTTGTGGAAGCCTTGAAAGGACTTGTGTATGTTGAACTCGTAAAACTCGACACAGGAGAAAACAATTATAAACTAAGAGAGCATTTTGGTGGTCTTGATGTTACCTCTTTCTTCGGTGCGGCATTGGCGGAAGGTGCATCTGCTTGCTTTGATGGAGAGGTGTCCGCTGTCAAATTTGAAAATGGAAATTTGGTTATCACGGCAACCGGCACTCCTTCCTTGAAGTCCCCTAAAGTTTTGCAGGAAAACGGTGTGGTTGGTATTGAACAGTGGGTATCATGAAAGTCGAGGGAATCAATTTTGTAGATGAAGAGGTACGGAAGATGAAGAAAAAGGAGTTCATTGCGAAACACAAGGTCTTTTTTTCTGACCGTACGGATTCTGAAAAAGAAAATATCCTCTCTGACATCTACGACAAGATTGTCGGTATCAGAACTCCTTCAGAGGGTATTATTTAAGTGGTTTGTTTTCAAGAGGGGAGGGCATTTGCCTTCCCTTTTATCTTATAATTTGCGTATGGCTACAATAAAAGAAGCATTGGATAATGTGACAGCTTTTGTTAATGGGTTTGAAGGAGAGGTTCAACACACTATGGATTCAAACAAATCTCTTGTTAGGGAATTTGTGACAGAGCAGTTGTATTCAGGTGTAAATGGGAATGATAAACCATTGCGACCTACTTATTTGAACGATCCTTGGTTTGCTACTGATGAAGCCGGAAAGTGGAAGAACAATGCGAAGGGGTACGCTAAGATGAAGAAGAGAATAACAAAGCCTACTCCCTCTTTCCAGGGGTATCCGGCTAGGGATATTTATACTCCCAACCTCATTATAACAGGGGAATTTTATGATTCTATACGTGTCTCTTCGTCCTCAAAGGGGTTGAAGATAGAAACTAGAGGAAGCGACATAGGACCGGATATAGAAAGGAAGTATGGAAGTGCCATATTGGGAGTAGGAGTGAAGTCCCGTGAATACTTCCTCGAATATGTGCTTAACCCGGCGCTTAAGAATTACTTTTCAAAATTTGGCGTATTATGAGTTGCTGGTGTCAAGGTAATAAACGGCTTGCTTATATAGAGAAAATGCGGGAAATCGCAAAGAAGGCGGCTAAAATGGAGAAATCGGTGTATGTCCTATTCAAAAAAGAGGATGGCAGTATTTGGTATGCAAAAGAGGGAGAAGATTACAAAGGTGTTTTCGTCGAATATATATATCCGTAATACGAAGAATAGGACAATATTCAGGGTGTGCGGTTAGAAAAATTACGGGGGTTATACAAAAAACATAGGAAAAATAGAACAATAAAATACCGTCGAAAGAAAAATAAAATAATTGTTTGCCAAATAATAAAAACTTGCTATATTTGTAGTGCGATACAGCTTGGGGAAGCGCATATAAGATATTAAGTATTTCCATAGAGTTGGGAATATATAAACAGTGCCGAAAGATCCTCAAGCGTTCGGCACTGTTTTTTTATATTCCTGTGTGTGAAAGGACACACTACGAAAATTGTATGAATGATATTCAGATTTTCAAAAATGAAGCTTTCGGTGAAGTTCGTGTAGCCGGAACAAGTGAAGAACCATTATTCTGCTTGGCAGATATATGTAAGGTGGTTGAATTGACAAATCCTTCATCAATTAAATCAAGATTAGAAAAGGAAGATGTGCAAATGATTGATTCACACGACCTAAACCCGGATATGGAGATTGTAGGTAACTCAATGGCTACATTTGTGAATGAATCAGGGCTGTATGATACGCTTTTACTAAGCAGTAGCAATAAGGTTAGACCTTATAAAAGATGGATTATACACGAAGTATTACCTTCTATCCGCAAGCATGGCATATACGCTACCGACAATGTTATTGACCAGATATTGAATAACCCGGATTTCGGAATCGAGCTTCTCACTAAGCTAAAAGAAGAACGGTCGGCACGTATTGAAGCGGAAAAACAAGTAGCAGTACTAACTCATGTCAATAAAACCTATACATGTACGGAAGTTGCTAAAGAATTAGGGCTTAAATCGGCAATTGAACTCAATAACCGTTTAAAAGAACTTGGCGTACAATACAAAGTTAATCAGACATGGGTACCATACACTAAATACTCTACGCTTGGTTGGTTTGATATAAAGCAAGAGGTTGCTGACAACGGACATATTATCTACCATAGAAAGATTACCGGAATTGGTAGACAGGGCATCATCAATCTGTTGGCAATGTAAATCATAAAGAAAGGGCAGCTTTAAAAGCTACCCTTTCCTGTTGATTGGCGTCAACTAATGTGCCGGAACCGAAGCCCCCTGACAAAATCTATTATAATGCTTCTATTTTGGTTTCTTCTTTTAATCCTAAGTATTCATTATCATCTTTTAGCCCTGTAAGCCCAAACGGGGTTTTGCGTTCATGCAGACATTTTTCAGTCAAATCATTAACAAGGCTGATAATATGTATAAGTGTCTCGATTGTACACTTATTGTCATCATACACATAATCATCTGCGTTGAGAATATCCTTAATCAAGTTCAGCAACCCAGATGATAAGCCGAACATTCCGGCATGGTCTAAAATCTCTTTACCGAACTTTGCCAGTTCGCAAACTTGGTCTGCATTCAGACCTTCAAACTTTTCTCTAATTTCTGAAAATTCCATAGTGGTATATTTTTATTAGTGTGATTCGTGTGATTCGTTTTATTTTTCGATATAGTTGTGGCTGTCCGGCATTGAAACGGACTGCTGTAAATGTGTGATGTGTGTTATACTATCTTGGCTAGCTTCCCGTCTGAAGGATTTCCGCCAAACAGGTGGTTTAGATAAGCCAACCCCTTTTGGGTAACCAGCACTTTGGTTACGACAAACCCCGGATGGTTGTTGCGTTCGATGAACTTCTCCTTCATCTCGAAGTATCCGGCATCAATAAACCTCTGTTTGGGCTCGTTGCGGTTGGCGAAGAATACGCCCGCTTTCCTTAGCTTGTCGAATAGGGTATTTCGTCCAAAACCAAGCTTTAGAATCTTGGCGGACATTCCTATGTCTACTTTGTCGTCGGTGGCGAATGCAGCGTCGGCAAAGTCCGCCTTTGGTTGGAGTTTGGCGTTCTTCTCTTCCAGTTGCTTCTTCTCCTGTGCCAGCCGTTGCTTTTCCTCTTCTGATGATACAAGGGCTTTCAGGGCTTCGAGGTAGGTTTGCGGAGTTTGAGGTTTGCGCTTTTCCAGTTCGAGTTGTTCCCATCTGTCGATGATCTTCTCACGGAGTACTGCGTCGTAGCCGGAGGCGAGGATCAGGCAGCCTTTCTTGGTGAGTTCGAAACAGGGGAGTTCTTTATATCCTCCTCTTGGCTGTGGTTGCTTGTAGGATGACAATCCAAAATTGGATTGTGATACTCCTTGCGCTAAAAGAGAACGAATATCACGCATAATATGTGCGTGCTGTTTTCCTGTGAGTTCCGCAATTTCAAGCGAACTCATTCTATCCGTATCGTGGATTAACGTCGCCATCAAACTACTATTATTCGTTCGATGATGATTGTCGATATTGTTGAACATAACAATAAATAAAAAAGGTATATTGCCTTTCCCGCTGTTCAACACATATCGACTATGCTGTGGTTCCATTACAGTTCCACACGGGGGCACAATATACCTCAATATTTTAAATAC